CTGGCTTATACGTAAGAGAAGTTATAGATGTATTTGATGGTGATGATTTAAAAACAAAGGCCTGGATTTATATAGCTGGGCCTTTATTAATGCAAAACAAATTAGTGTTTGAGGAAGTACCGGAGCAAGATTGGCTAAGTCAAAAGACAAAAAAGATGCTGAATTTAATATAATATCTTCTAATCTTAAAGAGAAAGAGATGGTATTGGAGATGGCTAGGAAGGACATAGTTACCTTTGGTCAGCTATTTCTACCTGAGGATTTTATGAAATCCCAGCCAGCTCCCTATCAGTACGAGTTAAGTAATGTTTTATTAGATAATGTTGAAAAAAGAATATGTATAATACTACCACGTGGTCATGGTAAGAGTACATTAGCTAAGGCTGCTCTAATGCATAAGCTTTATTTTAATCCAGAAGGTAAGAAAGAATTCATAGCTTGGGTAGCAGAAGAACAATCTCAGGCTATAGACCACATTAAGTATATTCAAAATCATATAGAGATAAACCCAGCCCTTAACTACTATTTTGGGGATTTGCAGGGTTCGAAGTGGACTGAGAAAGAATTTACTACCAGTAAGGGTGATAGGATTATAGCAAAGGGAACAAGTCAAAGACTTCGTGGTCGTTCTCAATTAGGTTTAAGATATACTAATATTATCCTTGATGACTTTGAATCTGAGTTAAATACAAAAACTCCAGATAGAAGAAGAGAAATTAAGGAATGGGTTATGTCAACAGTTGAGCCTGCCCTGGAAAACTCTAAGGACAATGAGGGTTCTATATGGCTTATAGGAACAATAGTTCACTTTGATTCTTTTCTTCAGGGTATATATGATGGACATGAAGATGCTAAAAGAGATGGTAGGGATTATGCGTGGAAAGTAATATATTATAAGGCTATTGACAATGGTATGGCTTTATGGCCTAATTATTTTCCAATTAAGAAATTAAATGAAATAAGAAGAAGATTTCAGGATGTAGGACTTACTCATAAGTTTGCTCAGGAATATTTAAATGAAGCTAGGGATTTAGAGAATGCTAAGTTTAAGGTAGATAGATTAATTAATTATGATGGCGAATTTGTATCTAAAGGTAATTTTGCTTATATAATAGATAAAAAAGATGCTATTCCTATTAACGTTTACATAGGAGTTGACCTTGCTTATGAAGCGAATGAAAGAAGTGACTTTCAAGTTATTATGGTTGTAGGAATGGATAGTGATAAGAATGTGTATATTATAGATTATTTCAGGGAAAGAGTTCCTTTATATGAAATGCCGTCTGAGATATTAAGCTATGCTAAAGAATATATGCCAATTAAAAGAGCTAATGTGGAACTTGTTGGCGCTCAGGGCATTATAAAAGATGCTGTGAATCAGTTGTCTGGTTCCGATAGAAAGATGATGCCTGGTATAGCAAAGGGAGTTAGGCCACCTACTGGTATAAAAAAGGAAGATAGATTGGAATCTTTAGTAGCTCCCATAGTAAATAGAAGAAAAATGCATATAAAACGAAAACATCAAGAACTTGTTGATGAAATGTTTCAATTCCCAAAAGGAAAGAATGATGACTTATTAGATGGAGTATGGTACGCACTAGTACACGCACGAGCACCTATCAGTAGGAAGTTTGATGCTGATGAATTTGATGATTATGTTGAAAAGAAAGAGAAGAAATTAACAGCTAAATCTGTTATATCATGGGTAACTGGACAAAAAATATGATTTTTTTAAAAAAAGACTTGCATTTAGAGAGTTTTTATGTTAAATTATGTACTAAAACATTTAACTTAATACGAGGGTATAGTTATTTCTAGTATACAAGAAATTGAACAGCAGGAGAAAAACCCTGCTGAAGTTAATAAACAATTATGGAGATTGTGGAGAGATAGTAGGGTAGATTGGGATACTGAGGCAAGAGATTCTATAGATTTCTTCCTTGGCAACCATTATACTAATGATGAGTCGCAGGCCTTACAATCTGTAGGTCAGGCTGATTTTGTCATTGACAGAGTATATGCCGCTATTGAAAAGCTTAAATCTCTGTTATCTTCTCGTTCTCCCAAGTTTAGCGCTATAGGTCGAGAAGATTCTGATAACAGACTCGCCCTAGTATGGCGTGTTATACTAGAGTACATATGGGATATCTCTGATGGAGATACTCAGTTCAAGCAGGCAGTGCATGATTATGCAACAACTGGGCTTGGATATTTTTATGCCTACATTGACCCAGAGGCAGATTATGGGAGGGGCGAGGTTAAATTCACATACGTAGATCCGTTTAGAGTTTACGTAGACCCAGCATCTAGGAATAGATATTTTGATGATGCGGCTGGTATGATGTTATCTACAATCCTCACCAAAGACCAGTTATTAAACTTATACCCAACGTTAATAGATAAAATAGATGATATAGAATCTATGACTTATGAGGAAGATTATCCATCTTCGCAGATGAAGAATACTTCTCAGTCATTCACACCAGATGAAGTTGTTAGTAGAGATGTAGCTAGAGTTGAGAGATACAGAGTACTAGAAAGATTTACAAAGGTTAAAGTTCCTTTTTACAGGATATTTAACAGAATGGATGGACAAGAATCTATTATTGACGAAGAACAGTATATGCAGTTTATAGAGCAAAATGCTGAGATTATAGAAAGCGGTATGGTAGATTTAATTGAGGTTCCGCAAACAAGAATTAAAATAACTTGCACAGTAGGAGATGTTTTATTATATGAGAATATATTAAATACTGATGTTTATCCGATTGTGCCAGTTCCTAATATATGGACAAATACTCCATATCCTAAGTCTGATGTATCCAAAGTAAAGGATTCTCAGAGATTATTAAACAAGCTTTTCTCTCTCACTCTCTCTCATGCTCAAGCCTCTGCTGGCTTGAAGCTACTCGTTCCGGAGGGTAGCGTAGATGATTTGGGGCAGTTGGAAAAAGACTGGGCTAACCCTAATGCAGTCATCCCTTATAACCCGGAATTTGGACAACCGCATTTCCCTGCCCCACAATCATTAGCTGGAGAGTTTTACGCATTGATAGATAGAGTAGAGCATTATATAGATTTAAGTTTTGGTATACCTGAGCTTATGCAGGGCTTTAAAGAAAAAGCTCCTGATACAGTTAGAGGTACTGCTATGCTTTCAGAAATGGGAGAATCAAGAGGTAAATCTAAGTTAAGAGATATAGAGGGAAGCTTAAATAGATTAGGTATGTGTATCTATAATTTGGCAAAAGGCCATTATAGTTACCAAAAAACTTTTAGAATCGTACAACCGAATAATGATTTAACTGAGTTTACAATCAATACTAAGATGTATGATGATAAAACTCGTGAATTGCAGACAATAGAAAATGATATTACTATTGGTCAGCATGACGTGAGAATAATATCAGGTTCAACTTTACCGTCAAACAGGGTCGCTGAGTATCAGATGTATCTTGAGGCGTTTAAATTGGGTCTGGTAGATGATGTCGAAGTCCTGAAGAAATCAGAGATTTTTGACAAAGAAGGTGTCTTACAACGCAAGGGGCAGATGGCCCAAATGCAAAGATACATTCAACAACTTGAGAAGCAAATGAAAGACTTAAGCGGAGATTTGCAAACTGCCCAACGTGAGAACGTACATTCTCGCAAGCAGGTCGAAGCACAAAAATTTAAGTCTGAGCTGAAAGACGTACTTACCGATGTCAAGTTTGACAGTAAGGTAAAACTCGAGAAGTTGAAGAATGTTGTTGATGCACAAGAGGGTATTGCGAAAGAAGATGCAAAGAAAAAGTAGGAAGGGTGTCCGCAAGGACGTTTGAGGAACAAACATGGTTCTGCTTTTAAAGACATCCGAAAGGGTGAAGCTAATAAATAAAGGAGTTTATAATGGAAGAAAACCTTAGACAAGAAGAAGCCGCTCAACCGGACGTAGTCCCAGAGCCTTTTCAAGAGCCAAACGATATGGAAATGGAATCTCCTGATGAAGGTCAAGATAGTGAAGCTAAAAAGTTTCAATCTATGTATGACAAGAAATCAGCAGACTTCGATAGGCTAAATAACGAGGTTGGAGAGCTTAAGAAGCTTGAAAAACTTGGTAATATGCTTAAAGAAAGACCAGATGTCGTTGATGCTATGAAAAGAACTCTGAGTGGTGAACAAGTTGTGAATGAGCAACCTCAAAAGCAAGAGCAACCTCTTGATGAGAACTCATTCGACCCATGGGAAGCCTACTATAAACCTGGCTCTGCATCTTACGAGATGAGAGTACGGGAACAGAAGTCCCTTGTAAACCAAGCTGTTTCAGAACAGATGAAGGGTATACAGGAGACAGTTGCGGTAAATAATCTCAAAGGAGAATTATCTTCTAAGTATGGTATTAATGACCCTCAACAGGTTAATGACTTTATACAGTTTGCGACACAGCCAAGACAGGATGTGCCGTTAGAAATGCTAGTTGATGTTTATAAAAGGCACAGAAATGTTCCTGAAAATCAAGGTGGCGAAAATCTAGAAGCTGCAAAAAGAACTCAAGCCCTACCACAAACTGCAGGAATACTGCAAGGTGGCGAGGGTAAGAAACCTGATGAGATAGAAGATATTTGGAAAGGGGTTATGGGCGCAAATAGTAGAAGTAACATATTATAAATAAAACAATAGGAGTTTTAAAATGGCATACAATTCAGGTATAGTCAATGTTGGTGACCCTGGTGCGGTCATTAGCAGTACCATTCCGTCAAGGAGACTGTTTAATTTCAGTGACCGTGTAGCGGATTTGGCCCCAGATGAATCTCCATTCTTCGTTTATTTGTCTAAAGTAGCAAAGGTTCCAACGGACGACCCACAGTTTCGATTCTTAGAAGATAGAACTAAAGTCTCCATAACAGACCGCTCATTCTTGCTTGCAGGTTCACATTCGATACCTGCTGCTGGTAGTACTCTGAGTTATTCAGTTGATACATCCGGTGGTGCAAGCGTAGATTGGCTTGTTAAGGGAATGGTATTTGCAGTGGGCTACACAGAAAGTAGTTCACCAGAGACAATAATCGTGCGTATTGAAAGTGGCGTCACAGATGCTGGTAGTACTTCTTCTTTTAGTGGAAGAACTATTTCAGCTATTGACGGTGCTGAAACAGGCGCAGATAACGCTAAGTGTACAGTTATTGGTACATCATACGGTGAGGGCAGTGGCTCTCCAGATGTATGGTCAGAAGAGCTAGATAATGATTATGGTTATACCCAGATCTTTAAGACAGCTTGTGAAATGTCCAATACTGCTCGTGCAACACGTTATCGTGGATACGCAGATGAATGGCAACGAATCTGGAATCTTAAGTTAAGGGAACATAAAATAGATATCGAAAGAGCTATGCTTTTCGGTCAACGTGCAAGTCAAAGTGGCATTCAGTATTCTGAAGGAATATCTGGGCACATTATAAAAAATGGAACAGCAGTTGTAGATGACAGTGCTCTGTCTTACTCATCTGGCGCTCCATATTTTAGAAGTGCAGCTACAAGTGAGTTGACATATGACAGATTGCTTGGTGATTTTGAAGTAGTTTATGACCCTGCTCGTGGTGGTGGACAACAAAAGCTAGCTTTAGCAAGTCTACCAGTAATTACATTTTTTAACAAGTTAGGTGCTGATTTCTTTGTAAATCGTTCCTACATGTCTGGCACTTCAACTACTGTCAATGATGTTACCGCTCTTAGGTACAACATGTCAGAAAAAGAAGGTAGCTTTGGACATAAGATTATGATGGTTGATACCATTCATGGTAGCATGGCTCTTGTAAAAGAACCTCTGTTCCGTGGATTTGCTTCAGGCTTTTTACAGCTTGTCGACCTTGACCACGTATCTTATAGACCGCTTGTTGGAAATGGAGTTAATCGTGACACGCACATTATTACGAATGTTCAGTCTTCTGACGAAGACCTTCGTAAAGATATGATTCTAACAGAAGCAGGTCTTGAGGTTTCTTTACCAGAAACTCATTATCTACTACACTTAGAAGGAGTATAATATGCGAGCTGATTATATAAATGAAAATAGTGCTTCCGCATTTGGATGGAAAAAGAAAGTCCAATATGTAGGTGCTGCAATAACCCTTACTAACGATGATAGTGGTAAGGTGTTTATGTGCGAATCATCTGGAGGAGCTTATAGCATAACATTACCAACTGCTAGTACTGGCGAAGATGGATGTAACTTCAAATTCATTGTTGAAGAAGAAACACCAACTGGCGACATTACTATAGCTGCTGGTAGCGCTATTATTAGTTTAGTATCAAAAGATGCTGGAAGTGATGCGGCTAATTCTACAGCAGGTACTCAGGTATCTAATGTAATATTAGACACAACCGCTCAAAAAGGTGACTACGTTGAACTCATGTTCACTGCTGGTGAATATGTTGGTAGTTCTCTTTCTGGTATCAATAATGGTATTCAAACCTCATAATCCGAATTAATAAGGATTAACAGTATGGAACTGTGGGGGCTATCAAAAAAAGATGGCTCCCGAAATCCATAAAGAATTATGAAATGTCAACATTGTAAATATCCAAATGAAGAAGGATGGTTCTATTGTAAGGACTGTGGAAAGCGTGCAAATGAGAGTGCGTTTACTACCAATATGTATATGGGTAGCGATATTGGCGGTAGGAGTGATATAGAGTTTTCTACCATTGATTCAGAAACTCATATGAATAATATGATAAAAGAAAGAAGTGGTAGGCAAGAAAAATTTTGGAAGGAGAAATTAAATGCCTTACGGTAAAGGAACTTATGGCAGTAAAGTCGGAAGACCGCCAAAGAAAAAGAAAAAGAAAAAGCCTTCAAAGAAAAGAAGGAAGAAGTAATATATGGCTACTTTTGAAGCACAAGTAGAAGCACTTACTAGTCTTTCAATAGATGGGAGTAGTGCGCCTACTCAAACAGAATTAACTCAGTTTTTAACTGATGGAGCAAAAGAAGTAATTAATGTTCTCCCTGAGAACTTATTATCTTTATGTACAAGTGAACAATCGTTTACATCTGGAACTCCTCAAACATTAAATACTGGAAAAATATTATACGTTACAAGAAGTGATGGGAGCATTCCACAGCCGTGTAGATATATAGCTCCTAATTTAGTTGGCAGGTCTTTAGATTCTGGAGATATGAATGCCGCAACAACTACAGACCCTATATATTATATAAAGAATAACACATTAGATGTGGCTCCAAGCAGTGGGTCTTCAGTTTATTCTGAAGTTCAATACCCAGCTGTGGCCTATAGTGACTCAGCTGTATCAGTATTTCCTGATGAGGCTGAATACCTAGTTCCTTTATATGCATCTGTAAAAGCATTGCAAAATGTACTAGGAAATAAATCATCTAACTCAGATATAACAACAGCATTAACTGCTATGAAAACAGAGCTTAATGAATTACAAACTTTAGCTGATAGTGTGCATACAGAAATAGGTTTGGCAAAAACAGAAGCTGCTGAGATAGCAACTCAGACTAATGAATCTGGAGATTTTGAGACTGCATGTGATGCTATGGCAACTCAACTTAATAAAGCTGATGAAGTCATAGTTCAGGCTAGTGAAGAATTTGATGAGGTAGCAACACAAACAAGTGGAAGCGTAACATCTGCAATAACTTCAGCAAGGAGTGCTGCTCCAAGCGTTTTAAGTATTAGTGATTTAAGTATTAATGCAGTGTTGCCAGTTGCTCCAAGTGCTCCAAGTTTTGATTCTGGAGCTATTTCAATTAGTGCGTCAGCACCTGCTTATAGTAAAACAAGTTTAACATTGGGGACTACTCCAACTATATCAAATTTAAATATTAATGCAGTGTTGCCAGCTACTCCATCAATAAGTACTGTATCTTACACTGATGCAACAAATGCTGATGCTTCGGCAAGTGGAATTACAACAGCTACTGCTACTGCACCATCTATAATTGATGTAAGTGGCAATGCGCCAACTTATACAAAGCCTACGGTTACTTTAGAAAATGCTCCAACAATATCAAATTTAAATATTAACGCAGTTTTACCTGTTGCACCAAGTGCACCAAGTTTTGACGCTGGAGATATTACAGTTAGCTCTTCAGCGCCAAGTTATTCAAAGCCAACTGTTAGCCTAGGAACGGCTCCAAGTATATCAGATTTAAATATTAATGCTGTTATACCAACTGCTCCATCAATTAGTACAGTTT